TGCTGTAATCTTTAAAACTGTTTTGGTAGAAGCTCTTGCAGGGGTAGGTGTAGCACTACTGGTTATGGTGGTTATTACTGTGGAGAGTTCATTCAGGTCACTGTCAAGTGCATAATCTGATAGATCAATTTCATCTGCTCCGCCAGATTCATGTGTAGTGTGGTGAGATGGTAATGTACCCTCCAAATCACTTGCATATATAGGAAAACCAGCTAAACTTATTTCATCATCTCCACCACTTTCATGTCTTGTATGATGAGCTGAATTATTACCCTTATTTAAATCATCTAATTTAACAGTAGCCCCTACTGTATTATCCTCTAATTTTAAATCATCCCCATCTGGGAATACCCTAATTGCCATAAATTAAATACCTACCTTTCAATTAAATCAAAAGCTACATCTTTCCAATACCATGCACCACTATCTGTTCTAAATTGTGTTGAATGTATAGCACCTGTATATACAGTAGCACTTTTTGCGACATCATTTTCTACATAATCAATAGTGAAAAACATATCTGTACTATCAATTATATCTATTATCTTATCATATTCACTACCAGATAGTACAGTATAATTAAATAAAAACTTTCTTTTTTTAGCAATTAAATCCATATGCATAGTGCCATCCGCTGTTCTTTCGGCTTTTGTTATATTGTATTTTTCTATCTGAAAATTATTAGGTATTTTTATTGTTGTATCATTTAATTGTAATAATTGAGCCATTAAACAGTCCTCCCTGCAATTCTCTTAGCTTCATGTTTTCTTATCATATACAACTCTCTTTCTAAATCTCGTTTATTTACAGGTATTAAAACATAATCACCTGCAATCTGATTATTAGAATTATTACCACCCATAAATTTTGCAATCATTTGAGCAAATGGTGCAAGTGTTCTTTCATTAAGAGGTGCAACCATTTCCGGTACACCTTTTTCACCAATATTAGCCAGTATATTTTTATCTACAACCCCACCCTCAGCAAGTTTAGGTGCTGCAATTGTAAATCCCTTTAATGTTGTTCCTGCCTCAACAGCAGGTATTTTAATATCAGGAACTTTAATGGATATTCCTATAACTGGTTTAAATGCTTTAAATTTCTTATTCATTTCATCAATAGCTGCCTGTGCTACATCTCTAGCAGCTGTAACAATATGTATCTTTTCAGCCTTTATTATATCATCCCATTTACCAACAGAGGTTTTTAAAGGTTCTTCACTTTTTTCAAATTCATCAACTATAGATTCTTGGATTGATTTTACCTCATTAGTTGCTGGATCCTGTGTTTCATCTAATGTATCAATAATAGTATCTTTTATATTATTCATAGATGTTTCTACATTTTTTTCTGTATTAGTTAACTCGGTAGTTACATTTGCTTTAACATATCCATATTGAGTTTTTATCCATCCAGGAATTTCACCAAGGGTATCTTTAGTAGTTTTTTCTATTTTACCATAGTGTGTAACCATCCATGGTTGTATTTCACCCATAGATTCTTGTGTTGCATTTGTCGCCTCGTCTCCATATTTTTTATGTATACCTACAATGTCATTCCAATATATAACAAATTCCTCTTTTGTCATTTTTTGCCAGTTTGACCATACTTCTACAATATCTGCTCCTGTGCCTTCCCATAATGGTTTGCCTGATTCATCCCACCATGTTTTCCATGTGGTATCAGTATCAGAGAAAAATTTTTCCCATACCCCAAGTAATTCTGTTCCTGTTCCATCCCATAGTGTAACTACTTCATTACCAAACTTTACCCACATAGGACCTGTTTTTTCTATATATATTTGGGTTTCTTCTGATATCATCTTGGACATATCAGAAACAGTTGTAAGTATTCCATCTACACCATCCTGTATTATTTTACCATTTTTTTCCATAGATTCTTTTTGTTTTTCTTGTATTAAATAATCGGCAGAATCTACAACTAGTTTTGTCTGATTGGTTGCCCATGCTGCTAAATTAGTAGCTGCGGTTGTTGCCCATCTTTGTACAGCAGGAATACCTGTACTATGTGCAATACTCAAAAACATTTTGCCTAAATCTTCTGCTATTGCAATTCCTAACGTAGTAATAGATTGAGCTAATTTAAATTTTAATTGAATAATAAAGCTATCCCCAATCATATTAGCACTCGCAACAGCAATAGTAGATAAATTTACAACTATTTTTGTAAACATACCTGCAAGAACTAAAGCAATTCCTGCAAAATTTTCATATCCATATTTTGAGAATGAGTTTAGTAAAGTTGATATAAATAAAGAAACAGTTTCTATTACTTTAGGCATTAAAATTATAATAGAATTAATAACAGCAAAAACAAGTCCTGAAACTGTTTTTACTATAGGTGAAATTAATGAGGCTAAGGTTAATGGTATTTTATCAAAAGGTAAAAATATTGCCTTTATTGTTTCCCATATTGCCACTGCTGTATTTTTTAAATTATCCCAAATAAGTTTACCTGTTCTTTTTAATATATCTGCTAATTCTGCCCATGTAAAACTAAATGCTTTAACTTTTGTTGTTAAATCTTCAAGTCCAGAACCAATGCCACCAAGATCGCCTAAATCCTCAAAATCTGGCATTTCAAAATTACCTGCTCCACCACCAGTGGCATCTAATTTATCTGGTATAGTATATACTTCATCGAAACTTGCAAGGAATGTATCTTTTATTTTTTTACCTGCATCAGCAGCAGAATCTCCTACATCCTGAAATCCTTCTTCAATATCTGAAAAATCTACATCATAATTTGTTCCACCACCAAGAGCAGCCTTAGTAGCACCAATGCTTGCTGGTATTTGAATACCAAACACTCGTGCAAAAGTAGCCCCCAAATTAGATACAAAATTTCTTACTTTAGGAAAAGACAGTAATATTCCACCAAGCACGCCTACAAGAGCAGATATTACCCAAATAGCCTTTAATACTCCTGGTGCAAATACAGAACTAATAAATCTTACTATAGTTGCCATAGCACCTGCAAGACCAAGTAATGCCTGTGCAGCAGTCCATGCTATAGAAATACCTGCAATTGCAGCAGTTAATGTTCTTATTACTGGAGATGCAGTCATAGCAGCTCGAATAACTGCTTCTAATATTCTTATAAATGTAGCAAATCCTGATGCAGCAAATTTTACTAATGTTATAGTAACTTGCATAAGTTCATGCCTTACTGGTTCAAGAGCTTGCCATACCTGAAGTAAAGCTCTTCCAAGTTCTTTAAATACATAAACAAGCTGATATAGGCTAAGTGCCATATCTTTAGGAAATAATGAAAGAAGTAATCCTTCAAGACCACTTTCTTTAAATGCTTGTCTTGCTTCAGAAAGTGTATCTCTTATTGTAGTAAGAAGTCCCCTAACATTTTCAAAAAAGCCTGCTGTTAAATCTCTACCAAGAAATAATAAATAGTCTTTAATGGAACTAATAAGACCCTGAGTAGTTTGTTCCATTTTTGCAGCAGCACCCTCATAATTTTTTCTTACCCAATTAAATATTGCAGTTAAGCCATCTTTTGCAGATACATATACATCACCAAGTTGTTCAGCAGTAATACCGAGTTCTTCCATAAGTATTTTATTTATAGGTAAAATTTGTCCTATCTGTCGCTTTGCCTCCTCAGATACTAATCTACCTTTAGCAAGAACCTGTCCAAAAGCCATAGCTAAATGGTTTATCTGGTCAGTAGTAGCACCTGTAGCTGCACCCATATCAGCAATTAAGCTTACCATTGGAAGTATTTGTTTTTCAGAAAATCCATATCTGAAAAACATTTTTGATGCTGAGGATAACTCACTAAATTGATATGGAGTAGTAGCTGCTAAATTTTCCATAGCAAATACAAAAGAATTTATATTTTTTGCATCTTCAAGAAAGTACGAAAGTGAAACATGTGTTTTTTCAAGTTCCTGATTAAATTGCCAAAGTTCAGACCATGATTGTCTAATTGGCATAAGTATTCCCTGATATATAAATTGGGACATTAATATACCAGTTGCTACACGTGCAATATCTTTTAAACTTGTATATACATTCCATACGTTACCACTGAATTGGTGTAGTTGTTTATTAAGTCCAGAAAATGCTGTATTTACTTTCCCTAGACCTGTTACACCAGAAGTACCAACGAGTTTCATTCGTTCGTTAACTGTATCCATAGCATCACCAATAGGTTTTACTACTTTTGCAGTACGCTTACCCATAGATTGCATTTTAGATTCTATTTGACTTATTGCAGAATCAAATTTGTCGAAACGAAGCATTACATCTGCATATAATTCTCCAACACTACCTGCCATATTAACTCCTTATAACACTTGGTCTATATAACCATCAACTACAGTATCCTTTCTTTTAGAACTTTTTGGAACTGTATTTATTCTAACATGTATTTTAAATAAAGCATTTATTTCTCTTGGGGTACTATTCCAAAATTCTTCCTCGCTTTTATTTAAAATAACAGTACCAACGTACTTCATATACTCCCAGTCCCAACCATCGGTGTCATTATCCTTGGTTGGGACTGTTTTTAGTTTTTTTGGTTGTCATCCCCTTCATTATCCTTTGGTAAAGAATCAGACATTGTTTCTGTAATAATCTTTATAATTTCACCCATATTAGATAAAGTTATAATATCCCCCACATCTTTTTCAGAAAGTTCAGGTTGTTTTGTCATAAGACCAGCAAATAGAAACTTTCTAATAGCTTTCAAACTCATCTTCCTTTTTTGTTCCTCTATTTCTTTTCCTGTATTAGGATCTATTTCTACTTTTCCTGTTTCAGAATTTATCACCTTTTCCATTATTGGATTACCATCTTTATCTATTATTGGTGTTCCACGCATGGCATCCATTGCCTCATCAATGGAACCAAATTCGTCCTCCAATTCAATAAATGAGTTCATAGTAAATTTTACTATGTAATCTTTACCTTCTATATTTATTTTTCCTTCCTTAGCTTTAACACTTTTTGCGTTACTCATAAGGGTTGACCTCCTATAATTTATCTTATTTATTTAATTTATTTTACGGTGCATCAGGACCATCTGTAAACCAAGTATCTCCTGCATCTACATATCCAGTAGCATCCTCATCTGTCATTTTAATCCAAGCATCATCATATTCCCTCTTTACAAAATTACCTGATATGGTAATAGTCTGGAAATTAATGCTGTCATCCTGAGTTTCGTGATTAACCTCTGGTTCTCTAAACTTACCTTTAAGTAACCATACATACCTGTAACTACCATTAGATTTCTTTGATGCAAATCCAATAGCAACCCATGGTGGTGTATCAGTAGATTTCTTTAACAATACACCTGATGTTAAAGAATCATGTCCTAAAAGTACCTGCTGAACTTCAAGAGGTATATCTGCAACATTTAACTCAAGCTCAACCTGACCTAACTGGCTAGCAGTTTCAAGTGGTCCATCATCTCCAAATAATGTTTCATTACTTGAATTAGGATTGATATTTGCTGTTATAGCACCAGTTATTTTTACAGGTGTGCCGTAAACAGCACCATCGGATGCATCACTTGTAAGTGTTGCGTAATAAAGGTTTTTTAAACCTACTCTAACTCCATTTAATGCCATTTAAAATTCCCCCTTTCTTACGAATCTCTATTAGTTAAAACACCCATATTAAATATAAATGTAAATCTTGACGATTCATCTTTTTGCAGAAAGTAGGGTGCCTGTCTTGCTGTAATTTGAATCCATCTATTATCTGGTAAATCTATAATTCTATCATCACTTTCTGGATCATATAGGAAATTGTATAAAAGATATATAGTAGACCTAGCTATTTCATAACTGATATTCCTAACCCTTACCTGTATAGACCTTAAATCAGCTTTTGCTATAAATGATGTATCTCCAGGATATTCAATAAATGCTATACAGTTATCTGGACTATCTGGCATAGTATCCCTAAATAAATCTACATCAGCAGTCCCATAATCTGAAGCATATACAACTAAATCAAGTAATAAGTTTTGACTCATATTTACTTAACTCCTTTTGAGAATACAACACTTAATCTATCTCTTAAAAATAATAGCATTTTATCAGTATATCTTCTAACAGGATCCTCTAAAAATTTCCACTTACCATGAGGATGGTTTTGCACATCTGGTGGATTTTCATGTACAGTAAGTGCATATGTACTAACCATTTTTTTAGTTTTTGGGTTCATCATGTCTTTTGGACCTGCATACCCCATACGCACTCTTACTCTATTACCCTCCGTTATCGGTTCATAAATATGGGCAGTAGACATTAAAGAACCTGTATCAACAGGAACTTCTAATTGTTTACTTTCCTGCATGATAGCCTGAGCTACTTCAGTTAAAGCTAATTTACCTTCATTTTCTGATTCAATCTTTTTTGAACGAATATTAGCTAATACTTTTTTTCTACTAGGCATATCCCATTTTATTTCAATAAACCCCGTCATTATAAATACACCACAATCAAATCTTTATTTCCATCCTCATCATAAAAATTTTCTATCATTTTTATAGGTCTATTTCTACCATCTATTTCAAAAATACCAGAATATTGGTCTGTGATAGTAATATCATCTGAATCTAAAAATATCTGTTGATTAGATATGATTTCTTCTCCCTTTTCATTTATAAACAATTTTGTATGTCCAGAGATATAGCATGAAATAGTTTCACCATCGCTAGCATATACTATATCTGGACCATCTCTGGACACATATTCTTTATAAATAACATTACAATTAAACCAATCTTTTACATGAGTAACTGTTTTACTCATTATCCATCATACCTTTACTAAATATAGGCTGTTTAATATCACTATCCTGCTCAAAAATAGTTTCCTTAGCATCAGAAATACCACCAACATAAGGTTCAGCAAATTTCATGGCACGCTTTCTTAATTCTTTTGCTCTTTCTGCATAGAACTTGGATTTATCACTAAGATCAACTCTTAGCGGACCAATTGCTCTACTAACATCAGATGAGTATTTAACAGAAAGCTGTTCACATAGTCTAGCAGCAGTATTTAATACTGTATGCTCTTGTGCATAAACATATTCAATCCATTCATCAGTAAATAATGCATTGGCTGAATCTGTATCAAATATTTCTGCACGTACTTGCTCAATCGTACTTGCTGACGGATCTCCTGTCCAAGTAAAGGTCATTTTAAGCCACTATTCCATTGAAGAATACACCAAGACTAGAAGCTACCAATTCACAATCGTAAGCCATTTCGCCTTCGATTCTTGTAGTTCCAAGACCTAAGTGATCCATAGGTATCCTGTACATTCTGTTACCATAAGCACCGGCACCTTCAAGTCCAGTCCAAGCCATTATATAACCAGCAGTAGGCTGCTTTAAACCTGGGCTTGGTGCTGCATAAGCAAGTAAAGCATGTTTTCCATAAATGAAATCTGTGCTTTCTGTCGCCCCCTTAGCTGCTGAGTTCTTAACTGCCTGTGCCACGAGTACCTTATCAACATCAAATAACTGTGCTAAC